GTTTGTTTAAAATTGAGTTTTACATCCTCACGATGACCTGATCCCAGGTTCGGAATTTCTTTATTTAATTTGTGGTGAAATTGGCCACAATTTTTTCAAAGCGTTAATTTTAAAAAATTAACAAAACACAAAAAATTTAAAATTTAATCAACTTGAATGACTAAACAAAAAATCTAAAAATTTAATTATAAAAACAAATTAATTATAAGACCTTGTATTGTTTGATTGTTGAAATGTATCACCTAATCCATAATATTTTTCACAATTTACATTTGGGCATTGAAAGTCATGTTCTCTATGATTTAAATTATCAAATTTATGACAATGAAAATATTTAACAAAACAAGATTCACAATAATGATCATGAAATTCCTCTTTTAAATTTCCAATTTTAAATTTCAAATCTTTATATATGCACTTAGCAGAATTTACTAAATAATAATTCAAAATTTCACCTTTTTTATTTAATTCTTCTACTCTTGAAAACAATTTGTCATAATCAAAAACTCTATGATATCCTAATTTAGCATGATCATCTAGAGTCAAATATTCATCAGACTCAATTACTTCATTTATTATATCAATTGGAGACCTATTTTTAAATAATAAATTCAACTTTTCTTGTTCATGTGATGAATAATCAGTTAAATCCAAATGTGCTGTTGGTTCAACAAAACTTAATAACAACAAACAAAAAATTTTAATCTCATAAATATAATGATACATGACTAAATAAGACAAAATATTTGTGACAAACTTTCCTTTAAATTTTCTCCATTTTTTTGATCCTAAAATTTTATTACATGTTAAAGTTATTTTTGAAATTAATTCTGATTTAATCCTCACAGGAACACAATTATTTTTATTAGTTATTCTAAACATATTGGAACAATACTCAATATCATGAAAATGATAAATTAGTTTAGGAAACTTCCCATTTTTAAATTGTGTCATCCCCAATTCATTCCAATACTTCTCAACATTCAATGAACTTAATTTTTCTAAAAATTGTCTTTCGGCTATCCATAACCCATCATCACCTTCAATCACCATCCTAATAAATTCTAAAATTTGTTCAGTTGACCAATTAGGAAAAACTCTTGAAATAACATAACATGAACAAAACAAATTCAACAAACCATTACCTGATGAAGTTGAAAATTCACCTGATTTCCTTTTGGCTTTCATTTTAAAAACATTACCATCAGGGAAAATCATCCACGTATCCAAACTTGTTTTCAACCACTTGTAAAACCTACCAGTAATTTTTTTTGTGTGAATAAATTCTCTAATTTTTGATTCAACTTCTAACAGTTCTTTCGAAATATGACCATCCCAGTTTGGAACATCTAATTTAATAGCACAAGGATCTTTACACGAATTCCAATTCTTTCTAATAACTTCAGCTATTTCTTTAGGGGTTAGACCACCAGTTAATTGAGGAATTTTCCTTTTTTTGATTTTGTTTGTT